GCCTCTGCGTGGACTGCGATTGCCGCCGACAGCAACCTCGTCCTTCTGCCCGCTACAGGCAATGACGAATGCAGGTTTTGCGTGACGACGCGTTCTTTCGACGATGCGCCTCTTCAGACGCTCCGCCGCGCCCTCTGGCGGATGCTGCGGGCCAAGTAGTAAAAGCGCCGGCCGCCTCGGGAAACGAAAACCGTTGGGGGAAAGGCCCCAAAAGCACCCGAGGCGGCCGACGCGGGACAGTATGCCATAACCGGAGAGGAGAAGTCAACGGCCAAAAGCGAGAAAAATCGCCCCTGGGCGGCGGGAATCGGGCCGACTGGGGCGGGTGGGACGTTATGTCCCGCCGAGACCACGGTTCCTCCCTGAACCCCCTCAAAAGGCAGGGCGCGGGAAGGAGCGCGGCTTTTAAGCAGACTTTCTTTCAATGACGTAATTTTTCAAGGAGGCAAGAAATGCCCACAATTCAAAGGGAATTTGCGGATCCACCGCCTGTTGGAGGCATTGAGGAATGGCGCGACATCGCATGGACTGATGGACGTTATCAAGTTAGCAGTCTTGGCCGTGTTCGCCGCGCTGCCGATAGGTTTGGTCGTCCGTGTTTCAGAATCATGAAGCAGCAGACGGGGTCAATTGTCTATCCAACGGTAATGCTGACGTTATCGGGCATCAAGAAACGGGTAACCGTTCACCGGCTTGTTGCATTGGCATTTATATCCAATCCAGAAAATCTGCCGCAGGTCAACCACAAGGACGAAGACCCCACAAACAACCGCGCTGAGAATTTGGAGTGGTGCTCTGAACCATACAATCACAACTACGGCACGCTCCGGCAGCGTCTGATGGAACAACATGAGAACCCAATTCTTTTCCGAGGTGTTAGGTACTGCTCAATCCATGACTGCGCTCGGAGGACAGGGCACACCAGGCAGACGATAAGCAAGGAATGCGAAAGGCTACGGCCACCCGGTGAACGCAAGGTGGCACCGCAAGAATACACCATAGAGTTTCGCGGAGAAAGGTATCGATCAATACGCGAATGCGCACGCATAACTGGGTGCAGGCGCGGAACCATAAGCAAGGTATGCAGAAGGGTAAAGACATGAAAAAGCAGTTCACATACGCAACCTTATGCAGCGGCATCGAGTGCATGAGCGCGGCGGTGATGCCGCTGGGCGGCTGGGAACCGGTGTTCTTTTCTGAAATCGAGCCGTTCCCGTGCGCATTGCTGGAACACCACTATCCCACGGTGCCAAACCTTGGGGACTTGACGAAAATCAAAGCCGAGAGAATCGGCGCGGAGGAGAAATGGAGGATAACCAATGGAACAGATGTCGTTGAACTTGACGGACGACTTGACGTGCTTGCGGCAGGGTGGCCTTGCCAAAGCGTCTCAGTTGCGGGAAAGAGGGCGGGCATGGCGGAAGGAAGCGGAACGAGGTCAAGTCTCGTCTTTGAAGTCATCCGCCTTCTCAGGGAGCTGCAACCTAGGTATCTACTCGCAGAGAACGTGCCCGGCTGCCTTACCAGCGACCAGGGACGGGATTTCGCACACGTCATCATGGCGATGGCTCAATGCGGGTATTCTCTCGCGTGGAGAGTGCTGGATGCTCAGTATGTCAGAGTGGACGGGCTGCCCCGCGCAGTTCCTCAGCGAAGACGGCGTGTGTGGCTTGTCGGACATCTTGGAGACGATTGGCGAGCACCTGCGGAAATACTGTTTGAGCCTCAAGGCGTGCGAGGGGATACTCCGCCGCGCCGCATCACGGGGAAAGGCTTTGCCGGCGAAGCTGGAGGCGGCGCTCAAGGCGCAGATCGCCCGGTTCCGACAAACTCGAACGGCGGAGATGTGATGCCGTGCCTCAACGTGACCGACCTCGTCAAGCGAATGACCGGGCAGGCGGATCGCGGCGGCAACTTTGTAATCACGCCTTCCGGCTTCGACCCATACGAGCCGGGTGGCGTGAAGTCTGAAAGCCCGGAGGTGAGCGGCGCGCTGGTGAACGGTTCGTCGCCAGGCTTCCACAACGCGGTCTGCTTCGAGAACCACCAGACGGACGCGAGGACTAGCGAGGTCGAGGTCGCCCCGACGATGGGAGCTGCGCACAACGCGCAGGCGGCGAACAACAACCCGCTTGTGGTCGCGCCTGCGGACGGGGTGGTCGCAATCGACATGGACAAGAACAAGCCGACGAACGCGGACAAGCCCGTTCGCAAGGGCGGTGCCGGATTCGGCGTCTCGGAGAAGGGGGCGTCCTACACGCTTACGGCCCGCGACCAGCACGCGGTCGCATACGCAATCGACTCGATGGGGTCGAACGCGATGAAGTCGAAGAACCCGCATTCGGGATGCCGCGAGGTGGAGTGCGCCCCGACGCTCACCACCGTGGACTCTGCGCCGGTCAAGCATCAAGGCGGCACGGCGGTCGTGGCGTTCCTGCCCGGCAACTCGGGCAAGGCGCAGGGCGTCGGCGCGGAGGAGGAGGTCTCGCCCACGCTCGTGAAGACGCAGGGCGAATCCGGCAACAAGGTCGCTGTTGCGGCAGAGGTTGTCGGAGTGTTCGACATGGGCGCGAGGAAAACGGGAGCCGGGACGGACACGAGCGGAGCCGCACCCACGATCCTCGCCGCGCACGGCACCGATCCCCACGCGGTGTGCATAGGCTTCGACGCTCAGATGGGGTCGATGAACGACAAGCCTAAGGACAACCTCTCCGAGACGCTTGCCGTGAGCCACCAGTGCGGAGTCGCGATAGGACTCGACCGCGCGTCCTTCAACCAGGGGCAGAACGCCAAGTTCGGCTTCAAGGTCGAAGAGGAGTGTGCCCCTACGGTCATATCCAAAGGGCCGGGCGCTGTGTCGTTCGAGCCGGGGCTCGCAAAGCGCGAGGGGGCGGACAACCGCTTTGGCGACGAAGTGACGTCCACGCTACGGGCGAAGATGGGCGACAACCTCCCGGCGGTCGCGGTCGACTACATCGTCCGCCGCCTGACGCCGCTGGAGTGCGAGCGCCTGCAGGGGCTCCCGGACGGCTACACGAAGATCCCCTATCGCGGAAAGAGCGCGGACGAGTGTCCCGATACGCCCCGGTACAAGGCTCTGGGCAACGGATGGGCTGTCAACTGCGCACGCTGGATATGCCAGCGAATCCAGAACTACGACAAGGAACACGAACAGGAGAACACAGATGGAAACGAATAAAATCAAGGTGGTGAACGTCCCCGTATCGGAGATAGTTCCCTACGAGAACAACCCCCGAGTCAACGAGGGCGCGGTCGAACAGCTTGCCCGCATCATCGAGCAGTTCGGCTTCAGGAACCCCGCCGTCCTCAACAAGGACAAGGTGATCATCGAGGGGCACACGCGCCTTTTGGCGGTGAAGAAGCTCGGCTGGGAGACGATGCCCTGCATCATCGCGACAGACTTGACGCCCGAGCAGGAGCAGGCTCTGCGCATCGCTGACAACAAGATCGCGGAAATCGCCGAGTGGGACGAGGACAAGCTGAAGGTCGAGTTGGCGGCGTTGCAGGAGGCCGGCTTCGACCTCTCGCTTCTCGCGTTCGGCGACGACGAGTTGGACGACCTCCTCGGCGGCGAGGCTGGAACGCACGGCGAGACGGAGCCGGACGCCGTCCCCGAAACGCCGGAGATTCCCGTCTCAATGCCCGGCGAGGTGTACGTCCTCGGCAAGCATCTCCTCGTCTGCGGCGACTCGACGAAGCCAAACGACGTCGCCAAGGTGTGCGGAGAAGGTGAGGCAGACCTATGGCTCACGGACCCGCCGTACAACGTGGACTACCACGGCTCGGACGGACAGTCGATCCGGAACGACTCGATGGAGGACGTCAAGTTCCGCGAGTTCCTCAGGACGGCGTTCGGCTGCGCGGAGAAACGCCTCAAGCCCGGCGGCTCGTTCTACATTTTCCACGCGGACTCCGAGGGCTACAACTTTCGTGGCGCGTGCCACGACGTGGGGCTGCAGGTTCGCCAGTGCCTCGTCTGGAAGAAGAACTCTCTCGTCCTCGGGCGGCAGGACTACAAGTGGATTCACGAGCCATGCCTCTACGGTTGGCGCGACGGCGGGGCGCACGAATGGTACTCGGACTGCAAGCAGACGACGGTCATGGAGTTTGCGAAGCCGAAGAAGAACGACCTCCACCCGACGATGAAGCCGGTCGAGATGCTTGTCTATCTCATCGGCAACTCGACGAAGCGCGGCGGCATCGTCCTCGACACGTTCTGCGGCAGCGGTTCTACGCTGATCGCATGCGAGAGGTCGGGACGTGTGTGCCGGTGCGTCGAACTCGACCCGAAGTATTGCGACGTCATCAGGAAGCGGTGGGCGGAGTTCGTCCACGGCGAGGGGTGCGACTGGGAGAAGCTGACGCCGAAACAAGACGACACGTCATCCGACACGCACGACATGTCACCGGCGCAGGAAAGCACACATGAAGGTGCTTGAGCTCTTCTCCGGGACGGGCGTTCTCTCGGCCGCGTTCAGGGAGCGCGGACACAGGACGCTCACCGTGGACTGGAGCGAGGAGAACAAGCCCGACTGGAACGCAGACATCGGGACTCTGACCGCCGGCGAGGTCGTCGGGCGGTTCGGACGCCCCGACGTCATCTGGGCGAGTCCCGACTGCACGACGTATTCGGTCATGTGCATCTCCCGCCACCGTGACGGGACGAGACCGAAGACGGAGTACGCCGCGAAATGCGACGCCGTCAACGCCCATATGTGCGACCTCATCCGGCAACTGAAGCCGAAGGTGTGGTTCATCGAGAACCCGGTGGGGATGATGCGGAAGATGCCGTTCATCCTGAAGCTCATGTCGGACACCGACGGACGCCGCCACACGGTGACGTACTGCCAGTACGGGGAGAGGCGGCAGAAGCCGACGGACATCTTCACGAACCACCCCGACCCTCGGTTCCGTCCGCCCTGCAAGCGGGGCGCACCCTGCCACGATGCCGCGCCTCGCGGGTCGAGGACGGGGACGCAAGGGCTGAAAGGCAAGGCCGTCCGTGCGAAACTGCCGGACGGGCTCTGCCGCCACATCGTCGGCATCTGCGAGGGTCTCGTGACTAATTCGTGACTATCAAAAGTGTGCTTCCGTGGCGTGTATAGTGCGTGTCTACGTGCGTGTTGAACGTCCGACGACACTATAAACCAGTATGGAAACACACTCCGATAGAGGCGAAATACGGCGGTATTCGGTGAAATTCCGCCGATAGTGGCCGTATTTCGTGGCATCACACGAAGATAGACTCCAGAGAGCACTATAGATACCGTGGATCCTGTGTCGCTCTCGCACACGATCTCCACGCTGCTATCGAGAGCAGTCCAACATCCGCCCGCTTTTCCGGGCAAACCAACAGGAGAAATCCAGCAATGAACGCAAAGACAATCCAGACATCCGAATACTGCACGGTCGGCCATCCCGACAGGATGTGCGACTATATCGCGTCGTACATACTCGACAAGTACCTTGAGGCGGACAGCCGCTCGAGGGTCGCGCTCGAGGTGCAGCTCAAGGAGAGATACTGCACGATATCTGGCGAGATCACAAGCAATGCGCCTTTCACGGAGGAGGATATAGCCGACTTTGCTCGCGAGGCCATCGGCAGCATCGGCTACGACGATGCCTACCAGGATCGGTTCGGCGACGCGAACACGATCTGCGCCGACGAGGTGGAGGTGGAAACGCACATGTCGCGCCAGTCGCAGGACATCTCGCAGGGAGTGGACACGGACGGCTGGGGCGACCAGGGGGTCTTCCAGGGCTTCGCCGTTGACGAGCCCGAGTACGGCTACATGCCGAAGGACTACCATCTCTCGCGCAAGCTGGGGCAGGCGATTGCCGGCGTTTGCGGAGGTCTGGACGTGAAGACCCAGGTGACGCTTGAGGACGGCAAGTGCGTCGAGTGCGTCGTCGCGATTCCCCTTGCGCCCGGCGACGACGAGGCGTCTGTCGTCGAGACGGCGAAGTCGATAGTGGGGGAGGATTGCCGCATCGTCGTGAACGGGACGGGGCGCTATGTCGCGCACGGTCCCGTCGCAGACTGCGGAACTACAGGACGGAAGCTGGTCGTCGATTTCTACGGCGGCAATTCGCCCATCGGCGGGGGCTGTCCCTGGGGCAAGGACCCCACTAAGGCGGACGTCACCTTGAACATGTACGCCCGCCGCAAGGCCATAGAGGGGATGAAGCGCTACGGACTTCCCGCTATGCGTTGCCTCATCTCGTGCTGCATCGGCCGCCGCGACATCCGTGTCACGCTCTTCGACGGCGGGAACCGCATCGTCGAGAGCTATACCGAGTCTGAGCCGCCGAGCCACATCATCGAGATGCTCGGCTTGGACAGGCCCGTCTACGCGAAGATGTGCAGAAGGGGGCTCTTCGGCTACGAGGATGCGCGCTAGCGCGCGAAGGTGAAGATCCCGCGCCCCTCCTTGCGGAAGCGCGACGACGCGCCCTTGTCCTTGATCTCGCGGATGATCGCGGAGTAGAGGGTCTGTTCGGGGGTCTTGCCGCCCTTTGGCGACCAGAGCCCCTGCGACTTCGCGCCCTCGATCATCGCCTTCACGGACATCGGCGCTTCCGACCTCTCGAGAACGGCTGCGGCCGCGCTGAGAAGCCCGATTCCCTTCGGAGGAACGGCCCTAGGCGACGGGACGGGATTCGCGATGGCAGGCGATGCCGCCGGAGCCGGCACATACGCCGCCTGCGCCGGATTGGCTATCGCGGACGCGGAGTCATGTTCCGCGACCGCCGCAACGCTCGCGGGCTCTTCTGCCGTAGCGCTCGCGGCATAGCTCGACGTTTCGACATGGAGTCCGTCGAGGCTTTCCAGCCTGTGGACGACCCTTGTCGAGCCGGTGTGCGTCCTTACCCGCCAGGAGCCGTCTTCGAGGCGTTCCTCTATGGTCACCTGCGAGGGGTAGCGGGCGAACTTCGCAATCGCGATGTCTCCCGGACTGAATGATGATGCATTGCTCATGTATTATTGTTCCTTTCTCGACTTGTGCGCCCCTGGGTTCCCCATGAACCCGGAACGGCGCACATATTCGCTCTTATTCCCGGATTAGTCAACGGGGTATCTGAAACTGTTTCAACAATCTTCAAAGGAGGCGCGAAATGCCCGGACAGAACCGCGAACACGTATCGAAGGAGAACTTCGTGACCGCCATGCGGCGGTCGGGGTCGAGGACCCTTACGCTCGAGAGGCTTGAGGCGGACATCGCCTCGGGTGCGCCCGTCAACGCGGACGGGACGGTCGACATCCTGAAGTACATCGCGTGGGTCGCAAAGGAGATGGGCGATGACGGTCAACGTTAGGAGGATGAAGCCCGTGGAGATGGTGCGGTTCCTGAACTCCACGGAGCTGGGTACGGTCATCTCGGCCGCTATGGTCTATCGCCACTTCGCCGAAGCCGGATACCGCATCGCGTCCACGGAGGACAGCCGAAGCTTGAGCTTCTACCGCTATGCGGCATGGCTCATCGACAAGCTGGCCAACACGCCTCCCCCGTCACCAGGAGGCTACGACGCGCACCGCGAGTCCGCCGCGCAGCGGCAGTCGGAGCTTTCCCTCGCAGGGCGCGACATAGGCGAGCTTCCGGCCGTTGTCGATCCCGAACGGAAGGAGGCGTGCCGCTTCGACTTGAGGAAGTTCTGCGAGACATACTTCCCGGAGGTGTACAATCTCGAATGGTCGGACGACCATCTGCGGGCGATCGAGAAACTCCAGAAGGCCGTCCTCGAGGGCGGACTTTTCGCCCTCGCGATGGCTCGCGGCAGCGGCAAGTCGAGTTTGACGGAAACTGCCGCTATATGGGCGATGGCCTACGGACACCGCGAGTTCATAGTCGTCATAGGCGCGAGCGAGGGAGCGGCCCTTGAGATGCTCGACTCCATCAAGACCGAGCTTGAGGTGAACGAACACCTCGCCGAGGACTTCCCGGAGATGGTGTATCCGATAGCCCGCCTTGAGGGGATCGCGAACCGGTGCGCCGGACAGCTCTACAAGGGCGAGAGGACGCGCATCGGCTGGACGGCAAGCGAGATCGTCCTTCCGACTATCGCGGGTGCTGCATCCTCCGGCGCAATCGTCCGCGTCGCCGGCATCACGGGGCGCATTCGCGGCATGAAGTTCAAGCGTCCCGACGGACGCACGATACGTCCTGAGTTCGTCATCGTGGACGATCCGCAGACATCCGAATCGGCGGGGTCGGCGGAGCAGACGAGGAAACGTGTGCGTGTATTGGCTGGCGATGTACTCGGACTTGCCGGCCCGGGCAGGAAGATCGCGGGCGTAATGCCCTGCACCGTCATCCGCCCAGGCGACATGGCCGAGCAGATGCTCGACCGCTCGAAGCACCCCGAGTGGAACGGGGAGCGCTGCCGCATGATGTACAAATTCCCGAAGAACGAGAAGCTCTGGAACAAGTACGCCGACCTCCGCGCCGACGAACTCAGGGAGAAGGGCACGTTCCTCAAGGCGACCGAGTTCTACCGAGAGCACCGGAAGGAGATGGACGAGGGGGCAGTCGTAGCGTGGAAGGCAAGGTTCAACCACGACGAGATATCCGCCGTCCAGCACGCGATGGACCTGAAGCTCACCGACGAGGCGGCGTTCTGGGCCGAGTACCAGAACGAGCCGCTCGCCGAGGATCTGGGGACCGAGGAGCAGCTCACGCTGGACGGTGTTTCTTCGCGCGTCAACGGACACTCGCGTCGCGCCGTACCGGTCTCGGCGACGCACATTACGGCGTTCATCGACGTCCAGAAGACGATGCTCTTCTACTGCATCGCCGCGTGGGACGACGACTTCACGGGGCGCGTCATCGACTACGGCGAGTGGCCCGACCAGAACAGGCGCTTCTTCACGCTTGGCGATGCGAACGTCACTTTGCAGATGAAGTTTCCGAGAAACGGACTAGAAGGGTGTCTTTCGGAGGGCCTCAAGAAGCTGACCGGCGAAATCCTCGGACGTGAATACTTCCGGGACGACGGCGCGGCGATGCGCATCGAGCGTTGCCTCGTTGACGCCAACTGGGGACAGTCCACGGACACAGTGTACCAGTTCTGCCGCGAGTCTCAGTTCGCCTCCGTGCTGACGCCATCGCACGGACGCTACATCGGCGCCTCGTCGAAGCCGATGGGCGAATACAAGAAGGCGATTGGAGACAGGGTGGGCATGAACTGGCGGATGCCGAACGTGCGCGGCAAGAGGGCGGTGAGGCATGTCGTCTATGACACCAACTTCTGGAAGTCGTTTGTGGCGACGCGTCTCCTCACCGCGACGGGCGACCGTGGGGCGCTCACGCTCTGGGGGCGCTCCGCCGAGGACCATCTCCTCTTTGCGGAGCATCTGACCGCCGAGTACAGGGTCAAGACCGAGGGGCGAGGACGGAGGGTGGACGAGTGGAAGATGCGCCCCGACGCGCACGACAACCACTGGTGGGACTGCATAGTCGGGTCTGCGGTCGCGGCTTCCATGTCGGGCTGCGTCCTCGCCGGGACGATGACTGACGGAAAGCCCAGGAGCGCCGCAAAGCCGAAGGTGAAGCTCTCCGAGCTGAGGCGCATGCGGGGGTGAAGAAAAAATCCGAAAAAAGTTCTCACTTTTCACCATGCCGCGTGCGCATATGTTAGTGTGGGGGCATGGTGCCCAGCCACCGCCGGAAAGGGGAAGGGAGGGAGCCGCCATGCGATACGGAAGCGTGTGCAGCGGGATAGAGGCCGCTACGGTCGCATGGCGGCCCCTCGGCTGGCGGTGCGCGTTCGTCTCGGAGATAGACGAGTTCGCGTCGGAAGTCCTGAAACGGCGTCTGCCGGAGGTTCCGAACCTCGGCGACTTCACGAAGATCAAGGAGGGAGACTATGGGACCGGAATCGATCTCCTTGTCGGAGGGAGCCCCTGCCAGTCGTTTTCGAGCGGAGGCACCAAGGGCGGCATCGCCGATCCGAGAGGAAGCCTCGCCATCGAGTTTGCAAGACTGGCTGAAAGGACGCGCTGCCGCTGGGTGGTGTGGGAGAACGTGCCAGCCGTGCTTGCCGTTGGAGGCGGACGTGACTTTGCGAGAATCCTCTCGGAGTTCGTCGGGTGGGACGTCGAAGTCCCCGGCGGCGGATGGGGGAACGCAGGAATCGTCACCGGCGCGCCCGGACGCTTCGGCGTTTCGTGGCGGGTGCTGGACGCAAGATATACCAGAGTACCCTCATTTCCGGGGGCGGTGCCGCAGCGAAGGCGTCGTCTCTTCCTTGTCGGACATCGTGGAGACTGGACCCGTGCCGCAGAGGTATTGCTTGGCGGCGAACTATGCGGAGGCGCTTCTCCGCCGAAGCGCAGAGACGCGGTGCCCGATGCCGAGGGAGCTAGAGAATGTGCTCCGTGCTTCCCGATAGACATGATGAACCTCGAGGGACGCACTAAGCATCTAAAGACCAAATGCTACGACGAGGCAGGAGCGGCGATGTACACGCTCCGTTCGAGCCACGTGAACGCAGTCTGCACACCGACGCAGCTGCGGAGGCTTCTGCCTGTAGAGAGCGAAAGATTGATGGGCTTCCCCGACGGCTGGACGGATGTGCCGTGGAAGGGGAAGGACCACGCGCCCGACGGATTCCGCCACAGGGTGTGCGGGAACTCGATGTGCGTCAACGCAATGCGCTGGATCGGCGAAAGGATCGCCACCGTGGAAGCGGGAAAGGAGTTTGAGGACTATGGATCAGTCAAGGATCGAGGAGTTGATGGAGAATCTCCTCCTCACGCCAAAGAAGGTTGAGGTTGACGGGCAGGTCGTGGAGAACCACTCTGCGGGAGACCTCATAAAGCTCCTCAACTACTACGCCTCCAAGGAGGCGCTCAAGGGAAAAAGGCTGCCTATCAGGATAACGAAGATGGCATCCGGGGGAGGTGCGCTATGAGGCTTTGGCCATCCAGGAAGAAGGACGCTCCAGTCCGGAAGAGCATCGGCGGGCGGTTCGTGAGCTGGATGCGCGCACGCTTCGATGCCGCGCAGACCACCAAGGACAACGCGAAGCACTGGGGCGCGGCGGATTTCCTCTCCGCCGACGCGGAGGCGGACTCGAACGTCAGGAAGATACTCCGCACGCGCGCCCGCTACGAGGTCCAGAACAACTCGTATGCGCGTGGCATCGTGAAGACGCTCGCCGACGACACCGTCGGGACCGGGCCGCGTCTTCAGATGCTCCTCGACGACGAAGATGCGAACAAGCGCATAGAACACGATTTTCAGGTCTGGGCGAAGAGGACGAAGCTTCCCGCGAAGCTCCGCACCATACGCATGGCGCGGTGCCAGGACGGTGAGGCGTTCGTCATCCTCGCGCAGAACCCAAGACTTAGCACGAACGTGAGGCTTGACCTGCAGCTCATCGAAGCCGACCGGGTTACGGATGACGAATTGACAAGCGAAGTGACGCGGGTCGACGGCATCACGTTCGACAGTTTCGGAAACCCCGTCTCGTACCGGGTCTTGAAGTCCCATCCGGGCGGGACGGAGAGCTTCAGCACGGAGTTCACGACCGTGAGGGCGGAGAACATGATCCACGTATTCCGCCAGGACAGGCCCGAGCAGCATCGCGGCATCCCGGAGATAACGGCGGCGCTGCCCTTGTTCGCACACCTGAGGCGGTTCACGCTCGCGGTCGTTTCGGCGGCCGAGGCCGCAGCCGACTTCGCGGGCATCCTGTACACGGACGCCCCCGCGAACGGCGAGGCGGACTCGGTCGAGGCGATGGACACGATACAGCTCGAGCGGAACATGCTCCTTACGATGCCCGGCGGCTGGAAGATGAGCCAGGTCGACCCCAAGCAGCCCGTCACGACATACGGCGAGTTCAAGCACGAGATACTGAACGAAATTGCAAGGTGTCTTTCGATGCCCTATAACATCGCTGCGGGGAACTCGTCGGGCTACAACTACGCGTCGGGACGCCTCGACCACCAGACGTACTACAAGTCGCTCAAGGTGGACCGGGCGTTCATGGAGGCGGAGATACTCGACCGCGTGTTCGATGCGTGGATGCGCGAGTGGTCGCTTGCGACCGCTACGCAGCTTGACGCCTGCGACTGCCGCCACGTGTGGTTCTGGGACGGACAGGAACACGTCGATCCCGCGAAGGAGGCGAACGCACAGGAGAAGCGGCTTCTCAACAAGACCACTACTTTGGCGGCGGAATACGCCCGCCAAGGCAAGGACTGGGAGACTGAGCTTCGGCAGATAGCCAAGGAAAGGACGCTCATGAAGGAACTCGGCATCGACGATGTTCCTGAAAAGAACGAATCTCAAGACGAAAACGAAGGAGAAGAAGATGGGAAAGACGAGTGAATATCTCGAAATAACCGCCGCGAAAGACGGCGGAGACGGAAAGCACAAGGTGGCAGGGCTCGCCTACGGAGGCGGCAAGATGCGGCTCTTCGGGTGGTCGAAGCCGGTGGTCGTAGACCTCTCCGGCATGACCGTCCCCGAGTCCGTGCCGCTTCTCGCGAACCACGAGAACCACACGCTTGGGCGCGTGGGCGTGGTGAACGCCAAGGCGGAGAACGGGCACCTCGCAATCGCCGGCGAAATCGTCGCCGGAGGCGAACTCGCCGAGGCGATAGTCGCACAGGGCAAGGCGGGCGCGGACTGGCAGCTCTCGATAGGAGCGGAGGTCGAAGCCGCCGAGCTTGTGCAGGAAGGCAAGAGGAAGGTCAACGGAGCGGAGCACGAAGCGCCGTTCTACCACGTCACGAAATCGACATTGCGGGAGGTCAGCGTAGTCGCCGTGGGCGCGGACCGCTCGACGCACATGACAGTCACGGCACAACTGCAACTGAAAGGAAACTCCATTATGGAACCTGAAGTGACCAACAAGGAGACGAAGCCCGTCGAGGCGGCGGCTCCCGCTAACCCTCCGGCTACGCCTGCGGCTGTGCCGAAGGACACCCCCAAGACGGTGACCGCGTCCGCGACACCCGAAAAGCCTGCCGATCCGATGCCCGACGCGAAGGCAATCGCGGCAGAGGCGGTCAAGGCCGAGCGCGACCGCGTGACGATGATCAAGGTGGCCTGCGGCAGCGAGTTCCCCGAGATCGAGGCAAAGGCAATCGCCGAGGGATGGGACCGCAACCGCGTGAACGAGGAAGTTCTCAAGGCGTATCGCGCCAAGCAGCCCACGACCACCCCTCCGTCCGTGACGGTGAAGAAGTCCGGCATGACAGAGAAGACGCTGGAGGCGGCATTGTCGCTCCGCGCAGGGATCGACGGCGACACGCTCGCCAAGGAGATGGGCGACGAGACCGTCGAGGCCGCGATGAAGGACTGCGATATCCCGCTCCAGGGCGTCCTCGCCGAGTGCATGAGGCTTGAGGGGATGAACGTCCCGCGCACCTTCGACAACTCCGCGATCAAGGCCGCGTTCTCCACGGTGTCGCTCCCCGGCATCCTCTCCAACGTCGCGCAGAAGAAGCTCCTGCAGGCGTACCGCGCACAGCCCATCATCGCGACGAGCCTCTGCACCTCCGCCGACCTCTCCGACTTCAAGGAGAACCAGCG